CTAATAGCCATGTATCATTCTCTTCTTTCACCTCAAAGATGTTAGGAAGAATGTCCATGGCATGAGTGTACATCTGGTCAGTCAACTTGTCAGACTGATCCAATTCAATCTTAAAAGATTCTAGCGTCGGCAACTTATTGTATTTGCCAACAAACTTCGTCACCTCAGTGAACAGATGTTGGTACACACCTTCGAAGTATTCTTTCTTAATGAAAGGAATGACCTTACGCATGTAAGGTTCATTTGTCAAAATGTTTCGAATGATTGTTTGTTCTAAATCAATCTTCACTGTCATCGTCGGGATTGCCTAATTGTAAACTACCGGTTTGCGCCGCTTCTTCAAGAACAGACGCAAGAACTTCTGCGGCTCGATCTTGAAGGGCTACGTTCGCTTCTGTCAATTCAGTATCAGGTGTTGATACTATCATAAAATTAAAGTTTAAGCAATCATTTTCTCCGTCGAAAGCAATGTTCCCAAAACGCAATACAGTCTCAGTAAACTCACCCTTGATGATACGAATATCCCAAGACTGATCGCGCTCGTCATCTGTAGCAGGAATCAACTGATAGTCAATTCCCTCTCGCGCTACTCCGATACCCATCACTCAACTTCCATTTCTAGATCAAGTTCAATCGATGCACCAGCACCAATCTTATATTGCTTTTCAATGAACGACTGGAAGTCTTCGTCTTCTAATAGTCCTTCCCAGAAAGAATGCGCGAGCGTGTCTTTTTCTCTGACCTTTCCGCCAACCAGTTGTCCAGTAGCTTTATCAACCAGTTGATACCAGCCGTTACTAGGCTTAATAACAAAACCACCAGCAAGAGCAACATCCAGAAGACCACTATAAGACTCAATCCCACCTTCCCAAGAAACTCGGATAGGAATCTTCGACTTCTCTTTAACAAATCGAGACTTTTCGACGTTGATGATGAAGTCATAACCAGTTACCTCAGTGCCAGTTTTGTTCTGCCGACGACCGAGAATCCAGATGTTATCAGCAGAGTAGTAGATACCGGTACCACCGCCAACAATATCTTTCGGGAACAAACCAATCTCTTTGTACGTATGATTGATTGCAAGAAGAGGAATGTTCTTCATCGTCAGATAAGGAGTTGTCATTCTGAACAAGCCCTTGAGTGCTTTCGCACGTGACATATCAGCCACAGACTTTTCATTGATTGCGTCTTCAAGTTCTTTCTTAGACGCTAGGTTACCAATAGAGTCAATCACCACGATGACTTTATCGGCTTTGTCCAGATTCTCAAGCTGGTTGATCAGATCGAACTTCAGTTCTTCGACATTGGTGATAGGCGTGTGGAGCACACGATTCACATCAATACCAAACGTTTCGAAGTAAGACTGAGGCGAACCAAACTCAGAATCATAAAACAGCATTACTGCATCTGGATCAGACTTCAAAAACTCAGCCGCCATCTTTAGTGCAAACGAAGTTTTGAAGTGCTTAGATGGACCAGCGAGAACAGTAAGTCCTGACGCCAGTCCACCCTTCAGACTACCAGACAGAGCGACATTCAACATAGGAACGTCGAGGGTTGTAATCTCACGCTCTTGAAAAAACTCAGATTCAGACAGCACAGCCGTGTGTGCGACTTTAGAGTTTTTCTTCAGCTTGTTCATTACTGACATATATTAGTCCTTCAGATTTTTAAAGTTAACGCACTCATCAATTAGCGGTAGTTTGTCAGACAGACCTGCAAGTGCGCGTACATCGTGATTCAAGAATTCACCAGCATACCCACGGGCTTGCTTGTAACTAATCGAATCGTCAGTCTTCGCACGAACGAACGTAGGAACCATGACACTCTTGTCAGTAATGTCAGGTGCATTCTCCATCAAACGTCGAACGATTGTTGGATTCGCATTCTTAACATCAAGAATGGTATCATACAACTGATTAAAGAAAGTCTGCTTGACTGCTTTGAAGCCCGCAAGACCTAGTTTAGCATAAATTACTTCCCAAATGCTACCAACAGCAACTTGTGTGGCTGAGAACTGACTCGTGTGTTGCAGAAGTTGCATCAACGCTTGGCGAGGCTTTTCATCACCACCAACTAAGTGATAGTCAGAGATTAGAATTTCGCCCATGTTTGTTGCATCACTTAACTCAGGGAAGTAACAAACCTTCGCGCTAAAGACATCATAGCCCAGAGTCGCAATCAATCGCTGAGTCGTTTCAATATTCAGCGTTGAACGAATGCAGATAGCACACTCGGTTTGCTTAAACAATTTGTTTACCGCGTTCAGAAAATCAGCGTCATCAAACGTATCGTTTTTCATCAAAGGAATTTCTTCACAGATAAACACGATAGTAGGTCGCGACTCGATTAGAGCATCAACGTCACTAAACGACTCTACTCTTACATACTCAGATGCTTTGGTATTGAACGCGACGGCAGTTGCATCAGCAAGCATATTGCTACCAATAATGCCCGCTCGCATCGTTTGAATACCAGCTTCTTCTTGACCAATAGCCGGTGCTTGAGGAGTCTCCCAGCCTTCTTCGTCTACTTGCACAAGGGTACCATCAGCCGAGACTTGAGTTTCAAGTTTTGGCGCGATTTCAGTTACATTATCACTCATCATTTGCTCCTAGTTATTGCGATAGGCATATTCAACTGCTCTATCAGCTTCTTTCTCTAGTGGTCGATTAGTATACCACATTCCATTTTCATTGTCAAATTGTCTACAGAGTTCTGCGATTTGCTTTGCAGAGATAGGATAACCATTCTTAATGGCATTGCCTGCTGTAGCAACCATGATACGATACATCGTGTGATACCAACCGGTACTCGTTATTGTTTGATACTGCATAGAAAGTTTCTTTGGCCAAAACGGGCAATCACGATAGCTGGACCAAGAAACGTTGGTGTTATCTAGTGCTTGCTTACGATGCTCAAGTACAGCTTTCTGTAGCTCGGGCGGCAAACGATCTAGAAAGTTTTTACCTTCTTTCTCTTTGTAAGGATGCTTAGCCTTTAGATAGTCTGGATCAATAGGGTCGCCGTGATTAGAAAACATAAAATTATGAGCGTCGAAATACTGAGCAGGAACGTAGTACATACGACTAAGATCCTTTGTCTGAGCATCGCCGATCTCACCAAGTTCTGTGTTGAGGGCATGCCAGAAGTGTCGAATTTCGTCTCGCTCGACGTTTCGTGTAAGTTCAAATACAAGTCGGAATTTAGGTGTATCGACTGTGCTACTTGCAGTAGAATAACACACAAAGTTCCAATGCCCATACCTACTATGAAGCTCATTTGTTAGTGGCTCCTCAAAAGTGACATCATCAACATCGACAGCCGCCCATCGACCCCAATACTCAACGTTGTCATTTGATCTTGTTGTACCTTCAGTATAAATTGCAGGACTAATCAGCGAAGCAGTTTTCTTCGACTCGGGTATGCTAGACAAACCAGACAGCAACTCAGTAAACTCATGCCAATTATTCATGGTCATTCGTTTATGAGTCTTATTGTCATAACGATTTTTGAACAGCGTCAGTTCTAGTTTCATTCAGAAATTATAACAGATTAAGTTGTGGGCTGTCAACCTTTACCAATGCCAATTGATTCATCTTACGTCTACCCTTGAACGTTTGCTCGTAGTAGAACTTTTTTATCAACTTTAGTTCGTGATGGTCTGCGAATGCATCGCGAACAGGAACCAACTCAAAGTTATCGATCAGCATAGCCTTGATGCCGAGATCGATACACATAGTCATATCATGTGAAGCCGCCGGGTAAGTGTGACCGCCATCGATTAGTGCGAAGTCGTAATCGTAGATAGAAATTTCGTCTATCATTTGATGGGCTTTACCAGGAATCCAACGCCATTTTCCTCGATACATTTTTGCCAATTTCATAGCAACAGTCCATCGAGCCGCAGGATTAATTCGATCTGTTGGCTTACCATTTCGATCTTCATAGGGCGAAACCGAAATCAGTCTTTCAAGGTCTTTGTAGATTTCAAGTTGATATGTGGTCGAATGGCCTAGATGAAATCCGATCTCTAAAACTCGCTTCGGCTTAAAGAGTTTTTGTGCCCACTCAAACGCTCTAAACACATCATCGGTCGGTGGCATGTAGCCCCACCCTATATCAGGAAAAGATAAGTGATCTAGATTCATCCAAAGAAGTCCTCAAGCGTTGCCCTTGGTTCTGCTGACCAGCCGACTGCGGCAAGAATTGGCTCAAGCGGATCAAGGAATGTTTTAACGAACATCATATCATAATCGATGTATTGGTGTAGACCAAGCTCTTTGGGCAACTGCATTGGAAAAGATA